GCCAAATGGCTGCCCTCTATAGAGGGTTTAACAAACCCAAAGGCCCTATTTCTAGGGTCCCCCCATCTGGAGTTCTACCATGAAAAAGAAATTATCACCTCTCCAACGCTTCGCTAGTGCGAATTGGGAACTTTTCCCGTACGACTTTCATAGATTGCCACTTGCCCCTAAAAAGGGCCTTGGCTTGAAGGTCGTAGCTAAGCCAATCAAGAAGGGTAAAACCCTTTTTGTGCTTGCCGTGATCACCTTTACTGGTGGTTGCTCGGGATTCCATCCTCGCGTCGACGCGCATGGCGGTGAGCTTCTTTTGTGTGTAGATACCTCTCGCGAGGATCGGTGCTATAAGCCTGAGCCGAAATCGGTTCCGGTCGAAGACACTGATCTCCAGAGATGACGACTGGCGTAGACGGTTCTCCCCCGCTTGGTGGTTTTACTAACCAGGTGGGCTTCTCTCCTAACTTTTATCGGACTTGGTCCGGTCAGGATGGAAAGTATGAGAACGTCGGAGGCCTTGTTCGAAGTAAGTGGAATGATTACACTTGCTTTGTCTCGGCTCGTACTAGTACCTACCGTTATTTCAGACTCCTTGAAGGGAATCCGGGATCTCTTATCCCGAACGGTAATATTGTGGAATCCTACCCCTCTTGGGGTAGCATAACACCAACTGGCTCGATTTCATCATCTGAACAAAATAGGCTTCTGTCCAAACTCTTGAAAAAGATAAAAGGGCACGAGTTTAACCTAGCGGTTTCGCTAGGTCAGATGCATGAGACTGTGAGCATGTTGTCTAGTAACCTGTCAAAGTTAGGTCGGGCTTTCCTAGCCCTTAAGCATGGCGATTTCGCCACTGCCGCAAGGTGTCTAGGTGCTCGCCCCCGACCGTCCAAATTGAAATCAAAGGACGTTGCCGGGCGTTGGTTGGAACTTCAATACGGCTGGATCCCTCTGGTGTCCGACTCCTATGAAGCTATGAAAGCTTTTTCGGAGATTTCTTCCGGACCCCGTAAAAGGATCTTTTCTGCCGTTATTTCAAAGCCTATATCACATGAGTGCAGTCAGTCACCAGGTACCTTTACCGCAATTTGTCGCGGTAAGCTTTCGCGTCGGGTCCAGTACGAAATGTACGAGGAGATTTCCGTCGCGAGGCAGCTTGGTGTCTTAAATCCTGCATCTGTGGTATGGGAGTTAGTTCCCTACTCGTTCGTAGTCGATTGGTTTATCCCATTTGGGACTTACCTCGATAACCTAGGCCAGATCCCTTTCCTTAAGGGGAGATGGCTTATTACGGATAGGTGGAAATTCGACAAACCGCCAGAGGTCGCATTTCGTGCGACTCTGCCTACGTGGGTTGATGGTTCTTGGTGCGTTCGCCTCGATAGAAATATTTCTATTTCTGAGAGGCTTACTAAGGTCGTTAGGACCTACAATAGCGCACCACCCGTCGTCCCAATGCCAGGGTTTGACCTAGCTGGTATAAATTCCACTAGGCGATTCTGGAATGCGGTAAGTTTAGCGTACCAACGTTTTGGTTAGTTTTCGGAAGGGAAATTTCTCCTTTTCGATCTTTGTTTTTAGGAGTCACTCTTGAGTGCAATGACCAATATACTGGTGAAGGATGATACGACGACCACTCCGGTCGAGTACACCTTTTATCCAGTTACCGATACGCCTATTCCTTATTGGAGAACGAGAATCGCAGGCGTCCCTCTCGAGGGCCAAATGCGACTCTGGATTTCCGAGGAGCAGGTTAAGTCGGGCGCATACAAGCGCACTGCCAAGCTCGAGGTCCCCGTGATGGAGACTCTTGGAGCATCAGGAACTTCAGCTGGCTATGTGGCCCCGCCGAAGGTAGCTTACGTGGATACTTGCATCACTACGATGTTCGTAGATCCTCGGTCTACCCAAGCGGATCGCGCAAATGCCCTGAAGCTGGGCATCGGACTGAACCAGGGTGCATCTAGCACCACAGCTACCGGTATTCTTTCGAATACTGCAGCTGGCGACGCATGGAAGAATTCCGTGCTCCCGCTGGTCTCGTTCTTTGTCAACGGGGAAATTCCTAATTAGGATTCCCTCCCACAATTCAATCCTACTATATCAGTAGGTAAGGAACTTTTAATGAGTAACTGGATTGAGTCTTGGTCTCCTCAGAAAACGGAAAGTTTTTTGCAGGAAGTCTCCGCTCATCTCTCCGAACTTGGAGGTCCTTTAACGAAGGATCTTCATCGTCTAGTTGCCGAAAGGCGCTATATCGATTTGATTAATTTCAAATTCGAGTATTCTAGGTCGGACTATTCTGACCTATTGTACGCCAGGCAAATCCATGCCCTGTTTCAGAAACAGGAGTGGATGGACCTTGGTCTTAACCCGAAAGGGGTAGCCGAGAAGAAGTTCTGGGAGATGGAGAAACGTTGTTTAGAGACAAACACGAAACTAGATTCAGGTCAGCTTGATGCTGAGGCCTGGCGGGTTGTTACACTCGCTCGGTCTAAAATCCGAAGAATCCTGGGACGTGTCCCTACTCTAGATAAATTAACGATCTCCTTTGGGCCCGGGGCCACTACGAATGTGAAAGGCAGGATCGCTTCGCCACGTGCGAAGTTGAATGCAAGACTAGCATGTAGTCGTGAGTTGTTGCCGGTTGTAGGACGCCTCTTAGCAGAGGTGCCTTACTGGGCCTGGTCTCAGACGTTCAAGAATAGCCGCACCCCTAGGTTCGATGTTCAGCCTTTATCGGTTGAACCTCTGGAGTTTGGGGCTCTGCTCCTCTCGAGGCTTGAGTGCCTCGAGCGGGAGGTTGTTTTTTGGCCAGAGGTCGAGGTTCACGCCGGCAAATTATCTTTCGTGCCTAAGGACGCACGCAGCATGCGACCGATCGTGATTGAGCCTACTCTCAATGGAGTTATCCAACGAGGCGTCGGTTCGTTCATGAAAGAGCGTATGCTAAAATGCGTTAACCTAGACCTCACCGACCAATCTCGAAACCAACGTCTTGCAAAGGAGGGATCTATTCACGGTGGTTATGCCACTGTGGACCTTTCGTCTGCTTCAGATACGGTTTCGGTCGGTGTCGTTAGGCTTCTTCTACCGGATGAATGGTTTGACTTCTTAAGTGAGTTGACCACCGGGGAGATTAATAGTCCTGACGGGGTTCGCACTTTGGAGAAGTTTAGTAGTATGGGAAACGGCTTTACGTTCGAATTAGAGAGTTTACTCTTCTACTCGATCGCGAAGTCCGTAGTCGAATTACTAGACCTCCAGGGTGAAGTCAGCGTGTTCGGGGACGACATTATCGTCAACTCCCGAGCATACAATTCCCTTGCATCGGTTCTAACTCAGCTGGGCTTTCTCGTTAATAATGAGAAGTCCTTCTGGGAGGGGCCGTTTAGGGAGAGTTGTGGTGCTGATTGGTTTGAAGGCAAATCGATACGCCCGTTTTATCAGAAAAAACTGATGAGCGAGCAGTACCTGTATTCCTACCACAACTGGGCTGTTAGGAACTGTGAGACTTCTCTCGCAGCCCTAATACTCAGCTGGACCAATTCTTCTATGCGTTTATGGGGACCGGATGGGTACGGAGATGGCCATTTAGTTGGCTCTTTCGTACTGCACCAATCCCGCAAGGCGCGGAGAGGAGGTTGGGGAGGAGGTACGTTTGACACCTATTCACTTCGTCCACGGCGGTTTAAAACCGTCTACGACACTGATTGGGTGTTTCCCTGTTATAGCGTATACACGCGTTCCGGGGAACGTGATCGCACAGATCCTGACATAGTCAGGGGAAGTAGTGGTTACGCGAAAGTGTCGATCTACACGTTAGCTTCGACGGTATTCCGTCGAATTTAGGGCTATCTTTGGCCTATTCTCAGTTTCGGGGACTATGCCTCGGGATTGCTGGAATGACAGCTCG